ATCCGGGTCAGAAGGCTCAAGACGAGCTGGAGGACGAGACCAAGACGATTCCGACGCTGCTGGTGGGCATTCCGGTGCCTGCGAAGCCGGGTCAGAACTACGCTGGGCGCATCGGGGTGCTGATGCAGTACCTGAATGGGGCGATCCAGCAGGGTCAGCAGTTCAGTCCTGCGGCCCAGAACGCGTTTATGATGCGCTTGGACAGTCTTCTCCAAGCTTACGAGCAGGTTGCGACGAACGAGGCGCGGAAATTGCGGAAGGAGATCCAGAAGTTCCTCACGAGCAGCGGTCTTTTGCCGAATCAACAGGTCCCGCAGGCTCCGATTCCGCAGCCGCAGGCTCCTCCCGCTGAGATGGCACCCCAGATGTGATGAATCTTTGCAAAGACTGTCAGTTTTTCAGCGCGGACAAGACCTGTAGGAGGTATCCGCCCAGCAGTAGACCCAGTTGCTGGCCTACTATGAAGGAAGATGACTGGTGCGGTGAATTCAAAGCCATGAACAACACGATTGTGACCGTTTCCGTGGTGCCGACCGCGCCGAAATTGCCGGATGAACCAAGACCGATCATCATGGAGGCTCTCGAAGAGGGTGTTCCACCGAAGATCAGGTTCCAGAAGAACAAGAAACCGGAAAGCTTGAAGGACATTCAGGCTTCTCCACTGTTCAATCAATGATATGGCTGAATACCAAGGTAAGAAGGTAACGCTCAACAAGCCGTTCTACACTCCGGGAGAGGCCAAGAAGAAGGCCGTGTATGTTCGCAACCCGAAGGGGACGATCATCAAGGTCCGATTCGGTGATCCCAATATGGAGATCAAGAAAGACAACCCGGAACGGCGAAAGAACTTCCGTGCGCGGCATAACTGCGATACGGCTACGGATAAAACAACTCCGAGACACTGGAGCTGCAAAGCTTGGTGACCAAATGAAGAAAAAATCCAAATTCAGCAAACTGGCAACGCAACTCAAGAAAGAGGGGGCGGATGATCCGAAGGCTCTGGCCGCTTGGATCGGTCGCAAGAACCTCGGGGCTGCGGAGTTCATGCGCCGTCAGGCTGCTGGTCGGAAGAAGGCCGCTGCCAAATGATCAGCTTCCTCGCAAAGCTCAGGACCGCTTGGACTTTCTCGCGGCACCAAGTGTGGGTCGATCCGCTTCCTTGGCGAAAGGAGGACGCGATTGCGCTCAACAATTTCTTCAGAAGCGATACTGGCAAACGATTCAAGGACGCACTGTTAAACACTGTGCTGATGCAGAACGCTTCTGCTATAACTGACCGAAACCATTTGCAATACTCGTCAGGATTTGCAATGGGTCAGGCCAGTCTTGTGAAGGTCATCGAGATGATGGCCGATCAGGAATCAATTACGGGGCAGGAAGATGATCCGGGTTCTGCCACGAATACATAGGATCAAAGTTGCGGTTGTTGGTCTGTGCGGACCAGCAAACGAGTAAAAGCACAACATGTCAGACGAATCAATCAGTGCAGATGGCCTACTCGCCCTAGCTAGAGATCACGATGCCGGTGTCGATATCGACAGCCAGCCAAGGGAGTCGTCTCCAACACCAAGTGAGACTGCTTCGACTGAGCAGGAATCCTCAAATGAGGTGACCGCCAGCAAAGAGTTCGATGGTGGCGAGAAGGAAGTAAGCACGAAATCAGAGACCGAATCCAAGGCGACCAGTAAGACTGAGCCGAAGGTTGAGAAGGAGAAGAGTAGCAAGTTCGCCCAGGAACAGAACCGAAAGGCTAAGACTTGGGAACAGATCAACGCTGAGAAGGAGGCCCTCAAGGCTGAGCGCGAGGCGGTGAGGCGTGAGCGTGAGGAATGGACTAGGAGCCGGGAGCAATCCAAGGCTACCGAGACTAATTCTCATCGGGATGAGAAGGGCTATACGGCGGAGGACTACGAGGCTGCGGCCAAGGAGTTCGAGGCTGATGGCGATTCTCAGTTGGCCAAGGCAGCGCGAGCCAAGGCTGATAATGTCAGGAAAGCGGCTGGAGAAAGACAGCAGAAGGTTCAACAGGAGCAGTTCCAGAAGTCGTGGGCTGAAAACTACGGCAAGTTGTCCGAGAAGGAGGCTTGGCTGAAAGATCAGAACAGCTCTGAGTACAAGCGTACTGTTCAGCTTCTGAATAATTTCCCGCTGTTGACCGCGACTCCTGATGGACTCGTTCACGCTGTCGAAATTGTGAAGCTCCAGAATGCAGCCGAGCGAGCGCAGTCGATGGAAGCCGAGAACAAGTCTCTGAAAGAACAGCTCAATAAGCTCCAGCAGAAGACCGCCATTGGTAAAAGCGTACCGGCAGGACAACTCAAGGCAGAGGAGAAGGATTTCTCCAAGCTATCCCTGAAGGAGCAAAGGGAAGCCCTTATGAGGGCGACGAGAGAGTTCGACCGGGACGAAGGCTAATGGCCAACCACAACTAAAATATGCCAGTTACTACTTCAACCACGCTCACGAGCCAGTTCCAGAACTACTTCAGTAAGGAGCTGCTCTCACTCGTCCAACAGGAGACCATTCTGGATCAGTTCGGAATGAAGGCTCCGATCCCCAAGAACAATGGTAACAAAGCCATCTCGATGTTCCGCTTCGGTGCGCCGAGCATTGCCAGTGTTGCTTCCATTGGAACTGAAGGCTCTCCGATCAGCTCCGCGAACTACCGCGCCCTGTCCCTGAACAGCCTGAGCAAGTCGCTCTCGCAGTACGGTCAGGTGATCGGTTTGACCGACATCCTCCGCGCTACGGACCTGTTCAACTCGCTCCAGCAGGCCACCAAGACCTCTGGTCTGGACATGGCTCTCTGGGTTGACTCTGTGATCCGTAACACCCTTATCGGTTCCAACCTGTTGCTTCACTCTGGAACTGCGGTTCTTGGTACTGGCCAAGAGGGTTCTGGCACGTTCGACAACTCGGACGCTGTGAACGTCATTGCCAGCTCTGGCGGCGTGAAAGTGTATGGTAATCCTTCTCTGTGCGCTCAGAGCTTCAGCGGCCTGAACACCGAGACGACCAACAGCACGATGACCGCCTCGGCTGTCCTCGATTCCATGACCCGTCTCAAGCGCAACCGCGCTCCGATGATCAATGGTAGCTACGTCCTTGCGACCGACCCCCGCGTTGCTCGTGACTTGATGCGCGACAGCGACTGGTTGAACGCTTCTAACTACGGCAACAAGGGCCAGCCGTTCTACAAGGGCGAAATTGGCTCCATCTATGGTTGCCGCGTGGTCACCCAGACCAACTCGTTCGTCAGCAAGGGTTCTGCGACTGATACCGACGAATTCATCAACAGCACCACCCCGAATGGTGGCGGTACCGCTGCGACCAAGGACATCATCGCCTCGTTCTTCTTTGGCAACGAGGCGTTCGGTATCCCTGCCTTGACCGGTGATGATCCGTTGTCTCCGAAGATCGTGATCACCGATACCCCCGACAAGAGCGATCCGTTGAACCAGCTCATCACCGTCGGCGTGAAGCTGTACTTCGCCACCCTGCGCTTGGCCGCTGGTAACACTGCTTCTACCGGTAACCCGACTTGGTACTTGGTGCATCGCACTAAGACCGCTTCCACGCTGTAATATGCGACCCAAGACGGCCACCATCATGGTGATTGCCGTCGGCCCAAAGGGGCATCATCGAGCAATCGGTGGTGCCCCTTCTCATTCCGCTTGCGGATGTGAAGAGGCTGACAACAATGCGCCCATGATTTCTATTCCAGTCGAGGCTCTTTCCACTGACATGGAAGATGGCCAACAGGCCACTCCTGAAGTGGGTGATGAAGTGCTTCTCGATGATGTTCGCGGTATTCTCAAGAAGCTCCAAAACGGCGAGGCTTACGTCGAGATCAAGAGCGTGAACGGTATGCCCGCCGAGTACGAGAAGACCGGTGAGGATGCGATGGAATCCAAGCAGCCTATGGACGAAAAGGGCATGCGCGAGATGGTTTCCAAGTACGATAGCGAAATGGAGTCCTAACATGCCGATCTACACCTTCGAGAACAATGGTCGGTCCATCGAGCATATCGCTCCGATGGGTACTGACTCTGTTGTCCTTGATGGGAAGCGGTGGACGCGACAGCCGGTGGCCCGCTTTGGGGTCACCGGTTTTGCTCGTGAAGCCGAACTCAAGGACCATGTGAAGAAGGGATTCAGCCGGATGGAAGACCGGCAGGGTTCCCGCTTTGAAAGCACTTTCAGCAAGAATCAAATTCGGAAGATCTGGGATATATGAGCGACGTATCAAATCAAGCCATTCAGTATTCGATGGGGGTTGGAGGTGGCCGACTCGTGCAAGACACAGCCAGTTACACCGGCCCGTTCGTTGCGCTGACGTTTCTGGCTCCGACTGTGATCTCCAGCATCTCTGGGTCTAACATCGTTGGCACCTTCTCAACCGTTACCATTCCGGCTGGTATTACAATTCAAGCTCCGATCAACAGCTTCCAGCTTTCAAGTGGCGTGGTGTGGGCCACGAACGGTGTGATCCAATCTTGATTCCTGGTGACTACTCTGGCTCTAGGAACGAGGTTGGCGGCAGCGGGTGGCGGAAGCGTCACGCCCATTGATCCGCCGATCATGCGGCGCGACGTGCTGCTTGAGGATCAGTATTTCCTCCTCCTAGAGGACGGGTACAAACTGATCATCACCACCGGAGTCGGATATTATTTGCAGTTGGAGGACGGCATGTCGCTCCTTCAAGAGGACAACAGTAAGATAATCATTCAAAACGAGTAATTTATGCCAGCATCAGACCTGAAAATAACAGCGTTAACAGCCCTTACAGCGGCTGATCCAGCCAACGATGTCCTTCCTATCGTGGACGTGTCGGACAATAGCATGGCTGCATCCGGCACCACGAAGAAGATCAGCATCAACAACATCCTTGCTTGTTCTCCCACCGCCACCCTCGCCTCCGCCACAATCAGCGGCGATCTGACGGTGGACACGAACACGCTGAAGGTGGACAGCGCGAACAATCGAGTTGGTATTCTTACTGCGGCACCTTTTGCCGCTCTCCATGTTAACGGAGTTGATACCACAAATGTTCTGTTTAACGGACTGACAAAAGGAGTTCGATTTGCAGCGAATGCATCCACATATCAAATAACAGGCGTTGATTACACTGGAGCCGCTTCCTATCAGCCTCTTTCAATCGGTGGTTCTGTTCTCGACTTCTCGTTGAGCGGCTCCACCGCCATGACTTTGAACGCCACCGGACTGGGCGTGGGGGTTGCGAGTCCGAGTTCCAAGTTCCACGTCGATGCCGGATCATCGTCCCAGTATTTTCAAGGTGCAGGAAACTCTGGTGCTGCTCGCGCTTTAATTATTAGCGCAAGCACCACCACAAACGCAGGTGATACTCACACTCTCAACGCTAGTTCAGTTAGTGGTGTTCTAGCGTTTTCCACTAACGCGATTGAGCGGATGCGGCTGGATGCGAGTGGGAATCTCGGCATCGGAGTTACGCCCGCCGGTACTGGCGGTTGCTTGCAGCTCAAGTCTGGTATCACCTTCCCAGCCACCCAAGTCGCTTCGTCCGATGCGAATACGCTGGATGATTATGAGGAGAGCAGTTGGAGTCCAACCATTACAGCCGGAACAGGAACTCCAACAACAGTAACAGTAAATTCAGCCAATTATACAAAGATTGGTCGTATTGTTGTTATCAACATTGATTTCAGCATTGTTGCTATTGGAACTGCCGCTGGATCATTGACTTTTACCCTTCCATTTAATCACTCAGGATCTTCAATACCATGTGGAGCGTTTAGAGAAAATGTTTCCACCGGAAACATGGGTCAAATTTACTACGGATCAGGAACAACTGCTTCGTGTTTGATGTACAACAACGCAACCCCTTGGGTGAATGGTTATCGCATCCAAGGAACATACACCTACTTCTCTGCCTAATTTATGACTATCTCTTGGATCATCGAACGCCTCTTGGTCAAACCCACCGAAGGCACTCTAACCGATGTCGTCATCACCGCCCACTGGAGGTGCAACGGCTCGCAGGAATCGTACAGCGGAACCTGCTACGGTAGCTGCTCGTTCCAACCGCCCACCGGCTCGTTCACTCCGTACAACGAACTGACCGAGCAGCAGGTTCTCGACTGGTGCTTCGCCAACGGAGTCGATCAGACCGCGATTGAGGCCAACGTCACCGCGCAGATCCAGAACCAGATCAACCCGCCGGTTGTGGTGCTGCCGCTGCCGTGGGTGCCTCCGGTTGTTGTTGCCGATCCTGCCATCGTTGCCGATGCTCCGACCGTATGATTCACATCGAACTTACGCAGGAGCAGGCCAATAGCCTCCTCCAACTCATCGAC